ACAAGTCAATGGGTATGCTACCTGACGGTGCAGTAGTTAATCACTTCCTCACGGATACTGATGCTTTCTTCATCAAGACGGATGCGCCTAACGGCTTTAAGTTGTTCCAAAGAACTCCAATTAAAACAGCTATGGAAGGTGACTTTGACACCGGAAATATGCGGTTCAAGGCTCGCGAAAGGTACTCTTTCGGGGTGTCTGATTGGAGGGCAGTGTTCGGGACTCCGGGCGCGTAGCAAAAGCATGGGGGGCAACATTGTTGCCCCTTTGTTTTTTAGGTATAGTTAGCTTTTATTCTGGGAATAAATAGCTTTGGCGACTGTCCCAGCAGACACTTACGAAGACGCTGAAGCAAATCCTTTCGTAAGGAGGTATTCAAGTGGCACAGTCAACCTTTTCTGGCCCAGTCCGTTCTCTTGCTGGTTTTATTAGTGCTGGTTCATCCAGCGTAGTTAGTTTAACCGCTGACACTTCTTTGACCGTAGCAGCTCACGCAGGAAAACTATTGTTATGTAACGATGCAGATGGCAAATTTACCTTGCCTTCTATTGTTACTACCACACCTGGAGATTCTACCGATCCTAACCAAACCAATAACTTAGGTGCAACTTTTACTTTCCTAGTAATTACTGCAGCTACAGATATGGATATTTTAACTGACGGTACAGACAAGTTTGTCGGCGGTCTTTATTTAGGCAAGAGCGATGCAGCAGGAAAGACTTTCTTTTCTGGGTCATCTAACGATGTCATTACAATGAACGGCTCTACTAAGGGCGGCATTGCTGGAACTGTGGTCACAGCGTATGCAGCGGCCAGTGCTAAATACGTTGTTTCAGGAACTGTTCTTGCTTCCGGCACGGTTGTCACTCCATTTGCTGACGCATAAAGGAGGTAATTTATGGCAGGTTCAGATGTTAAAGCTGTTTTTATTACGGCTGATACGCAAGCCTTAGATGCCGATGGAATCTCGACTGCTGCTGCGGTGGGCAACAACGCTAATTTAACCATTGGCGGGGCGCTTGCTGATAGTGGCAGTTGCACCTTTAGTTCAGGGCGAATAGTTACTATTTTGTCTGCAGGTGATGACTCTGCAATTTCTTTTACAGTTACAGGAACGGATGTAAACGGAGATTCCCAAACAGAGTCAATTACTGGTGCAAACGCAGGAACTGCAACGGGATCAAAGTATTTTAAGACCGTTACAGCTATTGCAGCCGTAGGCGATCCAGCGGGTAATGTGTCAGCAGGGATTAACAACTCTGCTGCAGACGTTATATTTGCAGGAAGAACAAGGCTGAAAGGTGCTTATATTGTTAACTCCGGTACAGCGGGAACTATTGATTTTTTGATCACTTCTCCTACGGGAACAAGTACGATGAAAATTGGCACCGTAGCTAGTGCAACGGTTACCAGAGATGTTGCCATCCCGGAGGAGGGCGTTCTGTTTACAGGCGGCGCTTATATACAATATACGCAGTCAACTTTTACCACTATGACCGCATTTCATGCGTAAAAACACGTGGCTACTGTAAAGAACGTAAAAAGGCTGCCTTCTGGACGTATAGAGTATCGTGGAGAAACGTTTTCTGGGTATAACCAGCCAAAGCGATCAAAAGGTGGGTCTAAAAAGTCTGTAGTTTTAGCTAAAAAAGGCGATCAGGTTAAGATGGTTCGTTTCGGCGATCCTGATATGACCATTAAAAAAAGCCAGCCTAAACGTAGGAAAAGTTTTAGAGCCCGTCATAATTGCGATACCGCGAAAGATAAGTTTACGGCGCGTTATTGGTCGTGTGAGGCGTGGTAGATGAATCGCGCCTCTATGCCAAAAGGACTGACCTATTATAGGAAGGGCGGCGGAGCTTCCAAAAAAAGCAAAGGAAGCAAGATCTGCCCCGCAGGAAAAGCGTGGGCGAAGCGCACTTTTGATACCTATCCGTCTGCCTATGCAAACATGGCGGCGTCTAAGTATTGCAAAGACCCTAATTACGCAAAAAAAT